ATATAGGTTTGTCTCATGCTTCACCTCTGGCTCTGATGGCCTTTGGTAAACCCAACATCCATTTATACATCTTGTCTTTTCCAAAAAGGCTTATCCACTTTTCAAGGCGAGAATCACACATTTGTGCGCAAACTTCACGTTCTTTGACGGCTACCAATTTGGCAAAAGCTATAAAACTTAATCGTTCTTCTTTTTTTATAAGACCGCCAAATGCTTGACAAGCCATTTCAATGATTTCATCTTGTGTCATTTTTTCAATCCTTGTATGTAAATCACAAAACTACTGATAGTGTCTTTGCCAAATCCTTGCATCTTTTGAATTTCGATTGTTACTTCATCAATCACATTATTCCGCAAATAATCATAAAATTCCTGTGGACTTTTAAAAAGCGGTGGTTCAGTTGGTTTATTAAATTCACTCATAGCAAGCCCCATCCCAATAAAAACCAAAAAGAAAGAACTTTTGCAAGCAAGCCAGCAAAAAAACTCCACCAAACAATCCATGCGCCATTAATTAAATATTTCATCGTGTTACACCATCTTTCAAAGCCCGATGTGCAGTGCGGTATTCAAACAAATTTGAATAAGCAGGATTCAAAATAGCAAATAGTCGAGCAAGGTATGGGCTGATGTTATTGTTAATCTTCCAGCCGCCATCACCGCGTTCAGACAACGCGGAATGATGACGCAATACATGAATGATGGTTCGGGCTGAATAATGCTTAAAACCAGCGTGTATGACCTTAAATGCTTCATGCTCAAAGGCAACCCAAACATGGGCATTTTCAGGAATCCAGCGCAAGAATTCATCGCTGAATTGTTCTTTGTGTTCATGTGCAATATCTTCAATATTCATTTGATTTACTCCAAAACTTTATAACCACGACCGTGCAAGCAAGTCTTAACAATCGCTTGTCGGCGTTGATAAGTTGAATATGCACCTGAACCGCTACCGACAACTGCGCCAGATGCAAGACCAGCACGGGCGGCAACTTTGACGCTTGTGTTTGTTTTGCTTGCAATGTATGCCATCAGCAACGCAGAAGCAAAACCTTGCAATGCAGATGATTTAGCAATTTCAGTTGAATATTGAACATCTTCAGAAATTCTTTCACATTCCATAGTGTCAAGATAAATGTTGCCGGGTGTGGTGCTAGCCTTTGGGTCAATGATTAATTTGCTTGCACAACCTGTTAATAAAAGCAAAAACAATATTTTCAACATTTTCAATTCCTTTGGCGACTTACTGGTTATCCATGCGCCTGTTTAGTTAAAAGGGGATGTCGTCATCCATTGGTTCGGCACGGCGACCGGGGCGTGGTTCTGATTTAGGTTTTTCCTTGTCATATGGTTCATTGATGTAAGCGTACCCATTCCATTCAAGCGGGATAACGTCTAGCTTCAACATCGGGCCATGCTTGCTTTCAATGATTGCACCAATCTTTTGATACTTTTTCTTTGTCTCGCCTTGCGCGTTGACGTATTCGCCCATTACGGCAGTAACTTCTTTATGTGACATTTTTTGATTCCTTTGCTAATTCAGCTTGTTTTTTTATTGCACTGCGGACTTTGCTATCTAACTTTGACCACAATGCAATTTTTTCATCACCATCTTCAATGCCTGTGTATTGCTCATAAGCACCGTGCATATCGTCTGCCGCCACTCTTTCCAAAATGGCATCCAGCACATCTTGCACAATCGCTTGGCGGTCAGGCTTTAGCCCATCCCATGCGCCTTGTGTGGCTGAAATCTTTGGCACTGACTTACTAGCGGCATTGCCATCGTCATCTTCTGGCGCAAGCCCTGTGGCGGCTAACAGCGAATATCTACGGGCATAAGTCGCGCAACTGCCAATGCCTTGTGCATCCAGCTTGACTGCTGGCACAAACAAACGACCTCCGCTAAGTTGTTCGCCTGACTCATGAATAAACAGCGTTTCAACAATCACGCCTTTGTCGCATTCGTGAAACTGTTGCATCAAAGCAATACCGTTGTCGTTAAGTGCGTCAATGACTGCTTCAACGCAAGCTGACAGGTCAGCATACTTACTGCGGAAATGCGGGTTGGTGCTGGATTTAAGTGCTTTGCCAAATGCTTTTTGCGCTTTGACCAGCGCGGCTGATACTTTTTGCATTTCAATTATCCTTTTCAATTAGTTGTCGAGTTAAATTTAAAATTTCTTCTTCATTGTTTTGCTGAATTTCTTTTGCAATAGTTAATTCAGTACCAAGCATTTTTAAATAACCTTGAAGCATTCCACGTTCAAAAGCAACGCGAATTAACTTGTCTATCGGCTCATTGCCCGGGTAAAGTTTTACGGCCTCTGCTTCAGCATGAGCAATCATTTCGTCTGCTGTCATTTCAACCCCATTAAATTTTTAATTAAGAAAATCAATCCAATGATGTATACAAACATAGGCAAATTGGATTTGGGTTTGATGCCAAGCAATATGCCCTGCCAATATTCCTCATCGCGGCTTATAACCGCTTTGTTAGGCGGTGTGTAGTACGCACCAATCTTTAGACCAGTGCGCGTGGTGTAGGGTAAGCTAGTCAAGCTGGCTTTCCCATCTGGATATGTCGGCTTCACGGCGTTCATCTTCGCAGTGCTTTCGCCAACGATATGCAACTTCGGTTTCGATTTTTGCTTTGTCTTTTTGGCTAATGTCATTTGTAACCTCCAAACCATCAAGATAAATTTCAATTTCAAATTCGGCTTTTAAACCTACAGTTACATCTTCGTCAACAAATTCATAAACAACTATGGCATCTGCTTCATTGGAAAGCTGATATGTAAAGCTAGCAGTCATTTCAGCAACTCTTTAACAATTTCAATCAGAAACGGCACTGACAAAATCAAGCCAACTGTTGTTGCTTGGAAAAGTTCTGTAATTTTCATTTGTAGACCTTTTAATATTGTTTAACCAAAGCATCGTAAGTTTCTTCAAGTTCAGACCGGTACTTGCTGTCGGAGATTGTTAAATGGCAGTCAGTTTTTATTTTGTGCCAATTATTTGGACGGTCTAAATCAAGATGAAAAATTCTTACAGAAACGCATCTTGCGGCAATGCTTAATTGCTGCGGTGTTAAGTAAATTGGCTTAGTCATGTTCAATCCTTTTAAATTTGCCCCCGAAGGGGCGGTTTAATTAAGCAAGCAACATTTCTTCGGCTTGTGACTTCATGCGGTTGCCATTGCCAAACCATGCGTTGTTCATGCGAGTATCGACATTGTGTCCACGTTCATGGTCAACGTACTGGGTAACAGCGTTCAGCAAGCCCCATTTAGTGCCGTACACGCCATAATTATTTGCCCCTATACCAGCACCGTCAAACAGTTCAATGACGCGCTTAAAGCCGCGGGATTCTTTGAACGTATTGGTCTGGTGGTTGTAAGCGGCAGGGAATAATGTATTACTGAATTCCTTAACATATTCGCTGGATACGCCTTGACGGGCAAGTTTGCGATAGTTATCCATCATGCCCTCAAAACCGCTAACCACAATTCCAAGTTTGTCACGCATAAGGCTTTGGTCAAATTCTGTACCATGAGTTAAAACAACGCGACTTGGTGCTTGTTCTTGGTCAGCCATTGATAACGTGTTATTACATACAACGCGAATGCTGGTGAATTGACCGATAGTTGCGGCTGTACCATCAAACGATGTGCTTAACAACAAGTATCCGCGAACTGCATCATCCTGCAACACAACGGCTTCACGATTGACGTTTGCTAATGCCCAGATACGTTTGCCGCCTTTAATTGCACCAGCAACTTCTAAAGTAAACCCTGCTGATTGCACAAGCGTGTTGAAGAATTCAAGCACTTCGGCTGGCTGATGCACTTTGTAGCGGTTGGTGACTACGCCAAGGGGTTGATTTGTGTCATTGCGATAGATGACTTTTTGGTTTTCAATTTCAGAATAGTTTTGACCATCCCAAGTGAACATAATGGGTGACAATTTTGCCTCCCAATCAAGCCCTGCTTCTTTGCGCCACACATCAATGTGCGCGTCTTGCGTTAACTGCTGACCAAGACCGTGCCAAGGTGTTGAATTAACAAAAGCAATTTCTGCTTTGCCTGTGATTGCGTTGTTTTCGATTAAGTGAGCCATTTTCAATTTCCTTTGATTTGGTTAAGTTACACAAGACCCTATCGCTAGGGTTTCGGCGCATTACGCCTCGTCAGTTGTGTTAATTTTGGGAAAAGTCGTATTCAAGGCGTTCAGAAAAAGATGGTGAATCCATGTTTTCAAGCGCATCAGATTTTGCCCAACGCACAACAAACTGAGTTGCTGTCAAATTGCGGGGGTCTGATATTTCGCATTTATTTGCGTCTTCCGTAATTTCAGAAATTTCTGCTGGTGTTAAGTCAATGCCATAATTATCGTAAATTTTTTGAGTTTCAATTGTTGTAATCATTTTCAATCCTTTTAATTTGTTACACAAGACCCATTCACATGGGTTTCGCCGATTAACGGCTCGTCAGTTGTGTTAAGCGATTTGTTTTGCTTCGCGTAGCAACGAAATGTCAATCCACCCGGCGCTGACAGAACCCATGCGAGTAACATAAATTACGTGGGCTTCGAAACCCTCAATGCAATCAATTTCGTAAACAGTGGCATCAGGCGAATCATTGGCAACAACTTGCATACCGAGTTGAGCATCAATTTTTTTCATTTTCAATTCCTTCAAATTTGGTTAAGTTTTTTATCGGTTTGTTAAGCCGATGAAGGAATTATGCCCCAAAACTTAACGAAAATCCGCCTCCATAAAAAAAAGTTAAGTTTTTTTTTAAAATACAAAAAAATTGTAAAAATACAACAAATGTTAATACTTGTGTTTTAGGATTTATTACTGGACAAAGCTGTTAACTCGCTGGTATCATTGTTAACATGAACAAACAAACTGCAATTCAACTCGCTGGCTCGAAAGCCAAACTTGCTCGTCTGTTAGGCGTAAGCCGTGCGGCGGTTACACAGTATCACGCAGTGTTGCCTCCAAAACGTGTAGACCGTTTGCGTCAGGCGCATCCTGAATGGTTTACAGAAACGCCAGCACCAACAGTAGAAATTAAGTTAACAGAAGCAGTGTTAACACCAGTGTAAAAAAAGTTTATAATCGAGGCACGGCTACCTTTAGCGGGGGAAAAGGCGATTCATCACCGTCCTGCCGATGTTTCTTTTTGTGATGTTGACCGAATGATGTGAGGTTCGTATGTTTTACTATTCTTTTCATGTGGGTGATTACATCCACGACACTGCACATTTAAGCAATGAGGAAGATTTGGCATTTCGCCGACTTCTCGACCTGTACTACACGCAGGAACAACCAATCCCAAACAAAACCCAAGAGGTTGCCAGACGCATACGCATGGCTTCCAATTTAGATGCTGTAAAGATTGTGTTGTCGGAGTTTTTTACATTCGATGACGATTACGATTGCTGGCGACACAAGCGATGCGATGACACGATTGCCGCATATCAGGCGAAAGCCGAACGCAACCGACAGGTAGGAAAACTTGGTGGCAGACCGAAAGCAAACCCAGTAGCTAACCCTGAAGAAACCCAGACGGTTACCAAACATATCCCTAACCATAAACCAATAACCAATAACCAACTTAATATATCTATGTGTTCATCTAGCGATGAACTTTTAGAAAATGCTGAAATAAAATTACCAGAATGCAACCATCAAGCAGTCATTGATCTTTATCACAAACATTTGCCAACTTTGCGGAAGATTGAAGTTTGGAACAAAACCCGCGCTGGCTACTTAAAACAACGCTGGCGAGAGGTGGCGGTTGAGTTGTCTCAGGGAAAAATAATTGCAAGCGAAATAATTTTAAATTGGTGGATAGAATTTTTTCAGCATATTGGCAAATCTAAGTTTTTAACGGGTAAAGTTAACAGCAAAGATGGTCGGGCTTTTGTAGCCGATCTTGAATGGATTTTAAAACCAAGCAATTTTGCAAAAATAATTGAAGGGAAATATCATGGCACTTAACAATTTTAAAACAAGCGAGGACAATTACGACAACGATGTTCAGCGATTGATGTGTACAACACCGGGTTGCAAAAACAGATGGTCGGTAAAAATTGATGCACCAAAATGTTCTTTTCATCAATGGGGCAATGTCAAGGAATTTGGCGTAAAAAGTCAATTACCTAAACTGGAGTCACCGCCAGACGTTGAAGCATGGTGGCAAAAATGACGCAGGAACAAGCAAACCAATTATTAGATAAAGTAAAAGATGGAAACAGAATTGCAAACATCATTGAAATCACAAAAGCCCTCTGGCAAACAGGCGACCTCCGAATATCAGAAAACCTTACATCATTTGATTTGGATGGCATCAATGCCCGGCGCGAAAAAATACGCATGGGACAGGGCAAAGAAACTTGATGCTGACTCAACACGGTTGTGGGCTGGCATTGCTGATGACTTAACGAAAGCAATGAATGAGAAAAGCAGCAAAGATTGATGACAATCAAAAAGCGATTGTTAACGTATTGCGGCAAATAGGGGCAAGCGTTCAATCATTGGCGGCAACAGGGAAAGGCGTTCCTGATTTGCTGATTGGCTATCGTGGCATCAATTACCTGATGGAAATTAAAGATGGCAATAAAGTGCCAAGCGCACAAAAGTTAACCATTGACCAAGAACATTGGCATAGTCTTTGGCGCGGTTCAGTTCACATTGTTAATTCAATTGATCAAGCATTAAAAATTTTGAATGTTAAATAATGATTTACAAACTTGAAAACAGCAAACAAGCTCACGCATTGATCTTGACAATGTGGGAAAAAATGAAAACGGCTTTGGATTCTGGCAAATGTTTAACAATGGAAATCAAAGCTGAAAGCAAAACCCGCGATCAAGAGGAAAAATATCATGCCATGATTGCTGACATTGCAAAGCAAGCACAGCATCAAGGTGCGCGGTGGTCTGCTGAAGATTGGAAACGCTTGTTGTTGCATGAATTTGCCAAACAAGCCAATTTGCCGCAGGGCAGAATCGTTGCAAGTCTTGACGGCACAGGGATTGTTCAGCTTGGATTGCAAAGCAGAAAATTAACAAAAGAGCAAGGCAGTGAATTTATTGAATTCTTGTTTGCATGGGCGGCACAAAATGGAGTTACTTTGACATGAGAAAACAATGCCGCAGGAAAATATGGAACAAAGTTAATCCAATTGAATATGCTATGACAGGCGCGGCAATCACCGCTGAAGACAAGCTGGATAGGCTTAGATTGGGCGAATTAAGCGCAATTGAATCAATGGTCAAGGGTAATGCCACAACAGGCGATTGGCGCGTTCTGGTGGATATGCTAAACATTGCAGAAACGATGGCAACAAATGGCATTGGCATTGAAGTGTTATCAGTTTGTGAAGTTGTACAAAAGGAAATGGAATCAGCAGCGCACAGATACGAAAAAACGCGCAAGATGGGTTTAACAGGCACAGGTATTAAATTTATTAAAGAACTTTATGCGTGGCACGACCTCCAACGAACAAGCATTAGTCGATCAGAATATGAACGCATGATAGAAAAAACCATTAATTACATTCGTTCTAATAATCATCGTGTTGCGCATATTACATGAGACAGAAATTTCAATACTGGCGCAGTAAAAAGCATTTAAAGAACGTAGCATCATTGCCTTGTCAGCATTGCGGCTTAGAGGGGCAAACGCAAGCCGCGCATAGCAATATGGCAACGCATGGGAAAGGGCGGTCTATCAAAGCATCTGACCACTTCTGTGCGGCTTTATGCTTTGCTTGCCATCATGATTTAGATGCTGGACATGGCTTAACAAAAGATGAAAAGCAATTAATGTTTAGAAATGCTTTGCGTAAAACATGGGCTGAACTGCTTACGCGTGATTTAATTCTTATTGACACACCTGACCCGCTATTGGACAATTAACAAAAGGGGATTACGATGGTTAATTTTGTCGCCAGCATAGAAGCTAAAGCAGACCCAGTTATGGATTTTGTTTGTTGTTTGCTTAACAGCGTTACAACAGCACACATTTTGCATTTGTCTAGCCGCAGCTACAGTCAGCACAAAGCATTGCAAAAGTTTTATGAAAACATTGGTGATCGTGCTGATGATTTTATCGAAGCATTCCAAGGCAAATATGGTTTGTTAACAAAATATCCAGCAACGGCTGATTTGTTTGCAGACCAAGACCCAATTGTTTACTTAACATACGTAAGTGACAACGTAGCAACTTTACGCAAAGCTAATGGATTTCCGCAAGACAGCGAATTGCAAAATATTACAGATGAAATTGTGCAATTAATTGATTCAACGCTTTATAGGTTAAAGTATTTGGCTTAACAAAAGGATATCACATGACAGCACCGCCCAAATTAAAAATTGTTTATCGACCGCTTAAAGATTTGATTCCTTATGCCAGAAACAGCCGAACACACAGCAATAGCCAGATAGCACAAATTGCATCAAGCATTAAAGAATTCGGTTGGACACAGCCAATATTGTTAGATGGCACAAACGGCATCATCGCTGGTCATGGACGTTTTGAAGCGGCATTTCTTTTACAAATTCAAGATGTACCAACCATCGACCTCGCTTACTTAACAGAAGCGCAAAAACGAGCATACATTATCGCTGACAACAAAATTGCGCTTAACAGCGGATGGGACGAGCAGATGCTTGCGCTGGAAATCAGTGATTTGCGTGAGGCAGGATTCGACATTGACCTTTTGGCGTTTGACCCGTCCGAATTAAAAGATGGCGCGGTTGATTATTCCGTGTTGGACGATGAAGAAATTGATGCTCAATTAGACGACATGGCGCGAGGTGTTCGCAAAGCCATACAAATAGAATTTGAACCAGAACATTATGAAGAAGCGCAGGATTTGGTTAAGTTTTGGAGAGATGAAAAAGCCTATGTAGGCATGATGTTAATAAATTATTTAAAAAACGAAAAAAATAAATTGTGAAAGTTTTCACTTTTTTTTACAATAGATACGAAACGGCAACGACTTCGCGTGCTCTGTTCGAAAACAATATAAATCATTATGTAATGATGCACAAAGACATTGATTATGAAAAATTTAAAAAAGGCGGCACTGTTTATGGCAAAACAATAATCACGGATAATGAAAAGGGATTAGCGCACCAAAGAAATTCTGCTTTAAAAATGATGGAAAAAGGAGAATGGGCGGTTTTTACTAGCGATGATTTTCAAAAAATTTATAGTTTTTCAGCACAACATATTTTTAGTAAAACATTATCATTAAATATAAATGACAGCAATCAACAAATGATGCGTTTGAAAAAAAAGAATCAAATAAATTTGTCTGAGATGTTTCAATTTTTTCCTAAATTGATAGAAATTGCTGAATTAAATAATATTCATTTAATTGGTTTCGGTTTACATGATAATCCGCGCAATCTTAAAAATAAATTTACTAATAGAGGTTTAGCTGATGGTAGATTTTGGCTCGTTAAAAAATCTAGTTATGAGTTCGACATTAACGCCCAATCTATTGATGATTATGCTTGGACAGCAGAAAATTTAGTACGACACAAAAATGTTTTAGTGCTTAATTGGTGTGTGCCTTATTTCGCAAGATACAGCGCCGGTGGTTACGGAACAGAACAAGAACGAGAAGAAAAAAAACAAAAAGAATGCCAATATTTAGTTAATAAATATAGCCCATTGATCAGATTTGCGGATAAATGGCAAAAAAACGATGGTTTTGCGCACATAAAATTATGGGCAAGCGATAGCAATATTGCTGTGCTTAGAAAAAAATATGGTTTATTATGAAACAACTTGAATTAAAGCAAATATCACACAATGTGAAAATAGGTGATGTATGTGGTGATATTGAGCCAAACATTACCGAAGACACGTTGTTCATGTCTGATGGCAAAGCAGTAGGGTTTTACATTAAAGAATTAACTGGCAAAATAAAACAACTTGCCGATGTTGCTAATGCTGAATTGTTAAGCAATAGAGTGCCGAAAAGCGAGATGCGGCGGTCAAGTGGATTGCACGATAGCGAGTTTGAAGTAAAGCAATACAGCACCATACTTGGCAGTTGCCCACCCAAGCCGCACATGAAACGCCCATATCCAGCAATTTCAAGCGTTCATCAAGTTAAGTCAGCACAGACATTCATTAAAGCAATGTTGTTGTTGTGCAAGGAATCAGAAAAGTTAATAGAGCAAATAACACCTGAAATATACGACACGCAAAAGCGCATCATCATTGAAAAAGTGCCACCTAAGTTTAGGTTTAGTGAACTATTCACATCCAGCATTAGCAATTTCAACATTTCAGCACCATTCCACAGGGATGCAGGCAATTTAGAGGGATGCGTTAACATAATCATCGCTAAGAAAGAAAACGCAAGAGGCGGCAATACAACTGTGCCTGACTATGGCGCAACTGTCGACAGCCGAGACAACTCTATGTTGGTTTATCCTGCTTGGCGCAATGTTCATGGTGTAACGCCCATAAGACCGACAGCCGAGGGCGGTTACAGGAATAGTTTGGTGTTCTATCCGCTAAAGGCTTTCAACAATCATTGGGATTAACAATGCCATACGCACCATATAACAAAGTATGCCGTGAGTTAGGCTGCAAGAACAGCAGAAGCAAGCTAAACAGCTTTTGTAGTGAGCATGGTGGCTTAGAACACATGAATGACGGCAAGGATAATGCATACAGTAATCCAGCATGGCGCACCATAAGACGCGCACAGTTAAGCAAACAGCCGCTTTGCCAATCATGCTTAACACGCGGACAGGTTAACAGTGCAGCCCATGTTGACCATGTATTCCCTTGGCGACACATAGGCGAACACGCATTCATACACAACATCTGGCAATCATTATGTACAAACTGCCATAGCCATAAGACAGGGCAAGAACGTAAAGGCATATACGAACACTACACCCAACAGGGCACACAGTCATTAAGCAGGGCTGACTACGGTTACATGATGGCGCAGTGGAATAAAACTACCACCTGACCGACCGTCAACCCACAACCCCAAACCAGCGGCGTTGCATTTCGTTTTAAGAAACTTAAATATTTGTCATTGTTAAGGAAG